ACAACTATCAGCGGAACGGTACCTGGTTCGCTAGGTGTGTAAAAACTTTCGTCAATGACGCTGACTTGTACGCCGGGTGATGTTAATGCCATGTTGTATCTCTCCTAAGAGTATTGCTAGTTTTATTTACCCAAAGACATATAAATCAGGGCGATAATATCAAGAGAAAAGGGGATAAAAAGGGCAATAAATACTAGATGAACAGACCCTTATGTAAATGCGGACTACAACCAGCAGCCATTAACTATAGAAAGAACAATAGAACATACTATCGTAGTCAATGCGAGTCTTGTTTGCGATATGGAGGAGTTGGTAAAGGTCTACCCAAATGGTATCAGGACGGGTATCGTATGAAATCAGTATGCGATAAATGTGGATTCAAAGGCAAACATCGAGAACAGTTCAATGTGTTTCATGTAGACGGTAATTTAAACAACAGTAGAAACGCTAACCTTAAGACAGTATGTGCAAACTGTCAGCGTGTTCTTCACAAAGAGGGAACTGTGTGGAAACAGGGAGACCTATCACCAGATTTTTGATCTGGCCGTACTAAAGGAAGAGTTACAGCCCGATGTTTAAAAATTGTGTTGATTAGTACGTCAACATTCTTTTTGAGTCTTGCTAAATCACCGTTGTTGTCGATAGTGTAGTCACACATCCATTGTTCAATACTCATGCTAGATATGTGTTCTGAAGGCAAATGATCTGTACGATCAACCCAGATGGCATAATCAAAAAGTTCTTCGTTCTGTATGGCAAAAAACTCTCTTTTGTTTCGTAGTCCACAATAGATATCGTGGTGGGCGTATAAATCTCTACCTAATCTTGCCAAATCATCACTGCAATAGCCGTGTATTAAATCGTACCATTCTGTACGGTGATTGTGCCGGTCACGATAGCATTCGTCTTCGTTGGCGTAACCGTATTTGTCTTTAAGCGTGTCAAATATAAAAAGTTCAGAACAGAACTTTGAACTAGATTGAAAGGTGTATCCGTAATTTTGTAGCAAATCGCACACTGTGTCTTTGCCATGACGCCCGTGTCCAACTATCAATAGTTTAGGTAACTTCATTAGAAATCCTTAATTTCTATTAAGTATAAACTATTGTGTGCAGGGTGTCAACCTATAATGAATGTATAGCCAGTGCCGCCAGAAATCAATGTTTCCAATTCTTTATCTAATGCTGCCATTTCTTCTTTGCCTGCTGACTTGAGGTCAGCACCGTTGAGGCCACCAGCGCCACCAGGACCAGCAATTTGAGCAAATTTACTACGTGCCTCGCCCAGTATGATTTTAGCCACTGCTAAACTGTAGTCTTTTAACCATTGCTTGGCATACAAGTCTGTCAACAGTGCCCAGTCTGGACGATAATTATAAGTTCGCATTAAAATTATTTCACCCGATGCAAACGGACGTTGCAACACACGTAATATGTGAGTGTTGGGATTGTAGTGATATTCGATAAAACTACCAAACATACGCCCTACCAGTTCTTGGTATTGTGAAAACAGTTCGTATGTTAGTAGGCCACCCAACATATTACCACTGAGCAAGTATGTGTTGGTGTAGGCCATGTTAAAGGGTTCAAACAGTGTGCCGCCACTTCCTGACCCAGATCTGCTGCCAATACTGCGTCTAAACAACTGTCTTACTTCGATAATTTCGTCGGGTAATCTGTATTCATTTTGTTCGATGACAAATTCTAAAAAACTGTAACTTTCTTCAACTGCATTAGGGCTGCGTTGCCTAAACCGTGTCAGCGCACGATCAACAGCAGTTTCATAATGAATTGGATCAAGTTCAACATCGACCATGCCTTCACCCAACATGGCTCGTATGTAATCATAGACTTTTTGACGTTCTTCTAAGTTGCTATTTTCAGACATTTGATTCTCCAACTATATTTATGCCCGCTAAATATGTATTATGCCAAGACTCAGTTTATATCGGCCCGAAAAAGGCAACGACTACAAATTCATTGATCGACAAGTTTCTGAAATGTTTCAGATTGGCGGTACTGACTTGTATATTCACAAATATCTAGGGCCTAAAAATCCCACGGATGCTAACGCTACTGCTGATCAACCGCAGTATGACAATCTATCTCCAACAAATATACAAGATTTGTTGTTGTTGGAAAATCGAGATCGCAAGTATGATCCAGACATTTATAGGTGTCGTGGACATTATCAAGTGCAAAACATTGATTTTAATCTCAGTCAGTTTGGCATATTCATTGATAACGATTTAATCATGTTGGTGGTACATATCAATGACTGGATTAAAATTGTTGGTAGAAAACCACTCAGCGGGGATGTTGTTGAATTGCCGCATTTGAAAGACGAATTTGCTCTCAACGGGTTTGACGTTAGTCTGCCAAGATATTATGCTATAGAAGATGTTGGTCGGGCCAGTGAAGGGTTTAGTCAAACTTGGTACCCTCATCTCTACAGATTAAAAATAAAGAAAATAATTGACAGTCAGCAATTTGCTGATGTGTTGACCAAACCTGTAGGTGAAGACTATGATAAATTTGCAGGCGATCATGTCAACGCTACAGAATATTTCACTGGACAAATTGTGAGATTAGATGGAATATTATATCAAGTGAAATCTGGGTTCAACAGTCCCAACGGCACTGTGCTGACACCACCCAATGCCACTGCATGGGCTGTGTATTCTGGTAATACCCTGCAAGACATATTGAGTACCAAGGCCAAAGATTTAGAAATCAATGATGCAGTGATTGCACAAGCAGAATCTGATGCTCCCAAAAGCGGATTTGAAACTAGACAATTCTACACATTAGCCGTGGATGACAATGGTAATCCACGATTACAAACTATAGATGAATCTAATTTAGATGCGTCTATGACCAATCTGGATACCAGTAGAATTGCAGAACGTCCTGATAGAGAAGGCTACAGTGGTTACATGGTCGAAGACGGGGTTGCTCCTAACGGGGTAAATTTTGGTCACGGTATCAGTTTCCAAGCCAACCCATTTGAAGGTGATTTTTTCCTTCGTACGGATTTCTTGCCAAATCGACTGTTTAGATTCACTGGCAGCAGATGGGTCAAATACGAAGACATGCAACGTCATACACTGACCAATACCGACACTCGTCAGACACAGAAAACTGGATTTATTAACAACACCGACAAGGCGTTTTTTGACAAACTCGCTAGCGACATATTTACAGTAGGTACTACCAATACATTTGTTCTTACTGACGAGACCAGTGCATTTAACAGAACCACTGGGGTGATTACCACACGAACTGCTTTCAACAGCACATATGGTGCTAAGATTATTCTTGATCGCAACATAGTTCCTCAAGACAGTGTGGTTATACAAAACCAATCAGGATTTATATCTATAAAGATATTTGAACCCGTTGCCGTGGGACAACGAATCGAATGGACGTTGTATTCCACCGCAGCCGATCAACGTTCTAGTTTATCAAAAGCACTTAAACCTAAGGCAGATTTATAATGTTGCATTTTTATGACGGACAGATTAGAAGATATATCACACAAATTATTAGACTGCTCAGCAACTTCAGTGTAAAGTACGGTGACGGAACATTGGTAAGAGTGCCAGTGCTGTACGGTGATACTGATCGACAAATTGCCAGCCTATTAGGTGACAACAGTGAGAACAAGATGGCTGCTGCGCCACGCATGGCAGTGTATCTAAATGACCTACAACTAGATCGTTCAAGATTGTCTGATTCAAGTTATGTGGGAAAATTACATCTTAGAGAACGTGAATACGATTCGAACACAGGAGAATATACCAGCAGTCAAGGTCATCAGTACACTGTGGAAAGACTGATGCCAACGCCTTACAAGGCCAGTTTCAAAGTGGATATTTGGAGCAGCAGTACTGATCAAAAATTGCAAATTTTAGAACAGATACTGGTGTTGTTCAATCCCAGTTTAGATATTCAAACTACTGACAACTACATTGACTGGACCAGTCTAAGCACTGTGGATCTCACACAGTTGACGTTCAGCAATAGAAGTATCCCAGTAGGCACTGCATCAAATATCGACATTGCCACTTTGACCTTAGAAGCACCCATATACATCAGCCCTCCAGTCAAGGTCAAACAGTTGGGCATAGTGACCAACATTATTGCCAGCATTACACAGGGTGTAGAAAATCCATCATTGAGTGATCCTCAATTAGATTTTGGCAATGAATTATTTCCTCAAGGCAGTAATCAATCTGCTAATAGTGGTAATATTTCTTCTGGTGGTAATATTATCAATGTGACGAGAACTAGTCTTGGGGGATTTGGTATATTAGTTGTCAATGGCCAAGCACAAATTCTAGACAAACATGAGCATGTCACAGCCACTAACAACAACATCGAGATTCCTGTCAAAATGGGTCCTGAAATCAACTGGAGAAAAATTCTAGACAATTATCCAGGCAAATACAAAGCAGGATACAGTAAAATTTATCTCAAACAAAGCAACTTTACAGAAGTCGTAGGCACTTTTAGTCTTAATCCGCTAGATGAAAATTACATCACAGTGAATTATGATGTAGATTCTTTTCCGACCAATACTGTGTTAAGTGCAGTCAACAGACCTGGTAGTCCCGGAACGTTTGATGCTATCATAGATCCCACAAGAGTAGGTCCCGGACATGGCATTGCCGCTGCCACCATAGGTGCTAGATATTTGGTCATTGAAAGTATCAATACCAGTGACAACGTGGATGGATCTGTAGGCGAAACTCCGTATACTTGGGCATATGATGGTCCTGCGGCATGGAAAGGCACAGATCTCAGCGATCCAGTGATAGAAGAAAATGACATTATAGAATACAACGGAATTAAATGGATAGTGATATTTGATGCTAGCCAGAGTCAAGACCAATTGATCTATCAAACAAATATATACACTGGGGTACAGTACAAATGGAATGGTCTATCATGGGTCAAATCCTTTGAAGGGGAATATAGGGCCGGCACATGGAGATTAGAAATCTAAAAGAACGTATAGAATGCAGTGGTGCAATAATCTGTGCCAAAGATTCTTCTAGAATTTTATTATTACAAAAAACAGAAGGCAAACATGCTGGGCGTTGGGTATTGCCAGGCGGCACTGTTGTCGAAGGTGAAACAGCATTTCAGGGGCTGCAAAGAGAACTCCAAGAAGAAATTGGCGGTTTGCCCGATTTTATTAAAATAATTCCCTTGGAGAAATTTGTCAGCAATGATCAAGTGTTTATGTTCAACACTTATTTTTGCATCATAGACAGTGAATTTTTTGTAAAATTAAGTAATGAGCATTCAGGATGGGGATGGTTTGACATCAATCATCTGCCTAAACCCACACATCAGGGATTAGAACAAAGTATTAGAAACAAAAATACTCAGTTGAAAATTCAAACAATAATTGAAGTAATGAGAGAAATTTAAATCCCTACCCCTAACAACATATAGGCCAGTGTTAAATTTTGAACCTGTCTAAAGGTTGGTAAATGTCCGTTGGCTGTGGCATCATTTGCACTGACTGTGCCAGTCACTGTGACTGCTGCATTGAATGTGGCTACACCAGCATTGTTAAATGTTTGTCTTATGTTGCCGTCACCGTCAGATAGAAGAATATTATTGCTGGTACCTGTAATGGTGCTACCGGTGGCTGAGCCTAATATCACATTGGCACTGCCAGTTGCTAGAGCACTGCCAGAATTGTAACCTAGGCCTATGTTTTTAGCACCAAGAGTTACGCTGAGTGCATTGGCTCCTACCGCAGTGTTTTGATCGCCACTGACGTTGGCGGTGAGTGATGCATACCCTAATGATGTATTACTGCTGGCAGTGGTCAATGAATCCGACGCAGTTGATCCAATAGCAGTATTGAAATCGCCAGTGCTGACAAGATTCAAACTGTTGAATCCTACACCTGTGTTGTCTGTACCGTCTACTACTGCATTTAATGCGGTGACTCCTAGCACAGTGTTGGTAGCAATGCTCGCTGTGC